ACTTACCTTTCTTGTTACCCTGATGGTCAGCTTCACTTTGTGCGTAGTCATCATCGGTATGGTGGCTGTGCTGATGGCGGGTTTGTTTGACCCCCTTGTGGACAACGCAGAAATCTTCAAACTCATATCACCCGCATTCCAGACCATTGTTGGTGGCTTCATTGGGCTGCTGGCTGGTGTGAAGTTGTCCCACAGTGAAGCGGATGACCCCAAATGACTCAATTAACCGAACACTTCACCCTTGAAGAACTGACCACCACAGATCACCGTGAGTTTGACAACACACCCAATGAAACAGAACGAGCAAATTTGGTGCGACTGGCTGAGTTGCTTGAGCAAGTCAAAGTCGCTATCGGCGGCAAGGCTGTGATGGTAAATAGCGCGTTCAGATCGGCTAAAGTCAATGCATCAGTGGGTAGTAAAGACACAAGCCAGCACCGGCTTGGCTGCGCTGCGGACATTCGTGTTCCCGGCGTGACCCCAGATCAGGTTGTAAAAGCAGTGATAGCTGCTAAACTACCCTTCGACCAGTTAATCCGCGAGTTTGACCGATGGACGCACATTAGCGTACCCAATGACCCCAAGGGCAAGCCTCGGGGCCAGGTGCTAATCATTGACAAACAAGGCACTCGCCTGTATTAATATATTCGTTTTTGTAACAAAAATAGGGTATAAACCAGAATCAACTCTAAAGGTTCTGTATGGCAAAAGAAATTTGTTCTGATGCTGTTTTTATAGAGACGTGGAATAAACATCGGTCAGCTAAAAAAGTATCAGAAATTCTTGGTCTATCAGAACGTAGAGTTAATTTTAGAAGAAGAGGTTTAGAAGAAAAGAACAACATAGTTCTTTATGCGGATGACAATAGAGGCATAAAGTACCAAAAGAATTACGCAACAGTCCCGCACAATGTGCGTACAAATCTTGGATTACTTAACGGACAAGTAATCGTATTCAGTGATGCGCACTTCTGGCCTGGAATACGGTCAACAGCCTTCAAAGGTCTTTTGTGGGCTATTCAAGAATTCAAACCCCGAGCAGTAATCAACAACGGTGATGCGTTTGACGGAGCTTCTATATCCCGATTCCCTCGTATCGGATGGGACAGTAAGCCTAGCTTGATTGGTGAACTAAAAGCGTGTGAAGCTAGTCTTGAGGAGATAGAAACAGCAGCCAAAGAAGGCAACCGTCAATGCAAGTTGATCTGGACGCTTGGAAACCATGATGCGCGTTTTGAGAATACTCTGGCGAATCGTGTACCGGAATTTGCAAATATAAAAGGCTTTACGCTTAAAGATCATTTTCAAGCGTGGACACCAGCTTGGTCTTGCTGGGCGACTGATGATGTAGTAATTAAACATAGATGGAAAGGCGGCATACACGCCGTTTACAACAATTCTGTTATGTCTGGTAAGTCTTACGTCACGGGACACCTGCACAGCCTCAAGGTGGCTCCATTTAGCGATCTTAACGGCACAAGGTATGGAGTAGACACAGGAACCCTTGCAGACCCCGTAGGACCGCAATTTATTGATTACTTGGAGGATAACCCTACCAACTGGCGATCTGGCTTTGCTGTTCTTACATTATGGAAAGGACACCTACTACAGCCAGAACTTGTACAGGTGTTTGACAAGGATCACATAGAGTTTCGGGGCGAGGTAATTAACGTGACAAAATTCTGAAAACATGTCATAAATTGCCTATAAGATAGGTTTGCAGCGCCGTGCTGTACCATTTTTATAGAGGTTTATCATGGAATTTACACTGACAATAGACTTTGGTTTTAACGAGCAAGTTACGTTTTCTACAGACCCATTGTGGAAAGCTGTTGCAGTTGCAGGTTTTGTAGAGCGCCTAGAAGAGATTGACGAGCAAGACGAGGCAGAAGATAAGTTTGCTGATGAAGAGTACGAGTTTGACGACGATGGCGTAGCGTACTGGCTAGACGTAGAAAATGACGTTTGGTATTTCTACGACGAAGAGTCTGACGATTGGTATGAGTGCGAAGAAGAAGAGTGCGTTGAGTAATTTAACTCAATGGATTGAGTAGGCTTGTACCCAATTTGAGTACGATCCTACCCAAATTGGAAGGGGGGCTTATGCCCCCTTTTTCAATCAAAGTGTTTCTTAATGATATACAGGATGTCTGTTATTTCCTCTGATACCTCTTTAAGAGACAATCTAAGGTCTTCTATATCAGCCTGTTGATTCTGCATTTTGATGTACGAATCCATGCAAAATCTGGCTAAGTTCTCGTGGTTCCACGCTGCGAAGTTTGGTAGGTCTTGCATTTTTTGGTCTGGGTTTAGGACAATCTTCTGGCGGCACTACGGCGCACCATACGGCTTGTGGCGGCAACTGCTGCTCGGCTTTTAGCCATCTATCTATGTAAGTATCAGGCATATTTTGCAGCGCAGCATAAATTGTGTCGTGTCTTTTTTCTAGCCTTTCAGATATTTCTTTTGCTGTCAGGCCGTCTTGGTGCTGGTGCAGTAACTGCCTGATTTTTGGGTGACTTGGTTTCATGTGTTTTTTTGTGGTGGTGTGCAAGTGTGGATAACGGTCAAGTCTGCTGTGCGCTTACCGCAGCGGGGGCAGAAGTTTTGCTCCTGCTCTGGCTGTGCTAACTTGTCCTGCGCCGCTGCCTTTTTGCTTTGCTAGTTCAATGATGTTCATTTCTTTGGCCCCCAATTTGCAATGCAAGCTGCCACCCAAACGACCAGCAACCAAAGCGCCCAAAAGTGGGCATCCATAAAGTCAACAATATTCATGTGCCACTCCCCACTACATATCCAATTAAATAAAATATTACCGCCACCACCATCGGGTGTTTGAGAAAACGCCCCGAAAACCAGCAATCAATAAATTTGTTCATCACTTCCCCCATACCCAAAAAGCCAACAGCGTTAGTGATGCGGTAACAGCGATTACAAGAATAAGTGCTTTGAAGGTCGAGGTAATGTCATCGTATGGGTCAGCAACCCTGTCCCATCCGCCACTCATGTACGCATCATTGGTTTCTTTTATACGTTGCTTGCGTATAGGGCAATCTTTGCCTTGGTCGCATTGACCGTTTGCGTTACAGCAGTTCATTTGTACTCTCCTAAACGTGTGTTCAAACGCTCTATACGGGTCATATTCATGTCTAGCACAGCTTGGGCATACTCTACTGCTCCTTCGGCCTCAAGCCTGTCCAGATGGGCTTGCGCCAGTTCGCGGGTGATGACCTCGGCTGGCGTCAGGTCGCGGTAATAGTCTTTCAAAAACTTTAGAAATTTCATGGTAATTTAGCCTCTTTTAGTAGTTCAAGTCTCAACATATTCATCAACAGCTTTTGCCCAGTTTTTGTCTACAGGAATGGGCGACACCCAACGCCCGTTTATAAACCGCTGGGTGCGGATGTACTTACCAAACCGAGCGTCATGTACTGGGTCTGGAATACGGGGAACAATCTCAGGCTCTGGCGGGTACTCAAACACCTTGCCGTTGTTCCACTCCTCGGCTAGGCTTTTGGCCTCGGCTTCAAGGGCAAACACATGGCCTGGGCGGTCAGTAAACGTCAAACAGTTAAAACCGTTCTTGTTCTTAACACCCCACCATCCATTGGGGCCAATGGCTTCGGCCTTGTAAGGGCCAGAGGCAAAATACCTATTTGGTTGTGCTGTCTGTGAAGATTTCATCTCTTTAGCTCCATGATCTCAAGCTCAAGTTGTTTGCAGTGCTGCACCAGGTTGTCGTAGTCCTGCTTGTACCTAGTTCTTGTAAGCCTCTCGGCGCCAGCCCACCCGATGAGCGTACCTTTAGTAACGGCCATACGTAGGTGGGAGCGCAGCTCGTGCGCTGTCAGGATGCCTATCTGCCCTGGTATTGGAGACAGCTGCTCAACGACTTCATCTATCTGCATTTGCATCATTTCAGACATATCAGACTCCTAAAAAGAAAAGTGTGGCCAGGCCGAGGCCGATGGCCACTGCCATGGCAATGTCTGCCCACTTGCGGGTGACGGGTTGGATGGTGTAGTGCTCGCGGTATCGCATAGTGGACTCCTAAAGATGGGGCCGTAGCCCCGTGTTGATTATTTGCGCTCAACAGTGCCGACTAAAGTGCCTTTCATAATTTGGAAAAGCACGGCCTTGGCAATGTTGAGAGTTTGACGGGCGCCGTCAGTATCATCGTGAGCCATTTGCTCTTGTGCGTCTGACATTAAGTTAGCAACAATCATGTGGCCACCAGTGAATTTGTAGGTAATTGAGCGCTTGACAGACTCCATGTAGGCGTCCATATCAGCAAAACCGTACATTGCGATGTTGCGCTCTGTTTGGGTGGTAGTAACTTGCATTTTTAGCTCCTAGAGTTTGCCTTACGGCGGTTGTTGATGCCTCGCATCTTACATGAATTGACTACTTCATCAACTTATTTATCTAGGTGTTTACCCTTAGAGATGCAAATAAATTGCTTTTCTAGTCAAAAAAGCACCATAGAATGGACGCATTCGTCAATTAAAGAGGTTAGGAACAATGATTACACCGACAGAGCAAGCAATCGAGGCCATCCGGCTACGAGCCAAGGAAGCGGGGTTCAAGATGAACGACTTAGCGTATGCAGCAAACATCGACCCTGCCCAACTCAGTAGGTGGAGCACCGGCAAGACTATCCCTCTCTACTCCAACATCATGAAGCTGGAGCAGGCCGTGGACGCGCTAATAGCGGCAAAGGCGCCCCAATGATAGTCATGGCCATCGACCCAGGACTGAGTGGCGCTATTGCCGTGTTCACCGATGACCTGTTGGTGGCCGTCATTGACACACCGACTCACGAACTCACTCGCAATAACAAGACGAAGCGGCAGATTTCAGCGTCAGGTTTAGCTGCCATTTTTAGAGACTACAAGCCAGAGCACGTCATTGTGGAGAAGGTGTCCGCAATGCCAGGACAAGGGGTAACTTCGATGTTCTCATTCGGACGCAGTTTCGGCTTGATAGAGGGCATTGTCGGGGCGTTTGAGATACCGGCTACCTACGTCATGCCATCAGTCTGGACAAAGGGCATAGGCCGTGGTGCAGGTAAGGACGCATCACGCGCACGGGCCTGCGAACTGTATCCCGTTTGGGAGAAATCGTTTGCACGGGTTAAGGATGACGGGCGCGCTGATGCCGTTCTCATTGGCGCGTGGTATCTGAAAGGGAACAAGTGAGCCTGCACGACTTACGAACCCTACGAGAGCACGCCGTGTACCTGGCCACGCAACTCGAACAAGAGCGCAACGCATCACGCGATAAGACCGAATTCCTAAAGCGCCTGGTGCATCCCGAGGACCTTGGCCACTGCGTCACGTCTGAGGTACGCAACTTGGCTTACCAATTACTCATAAACGAAAGCCCTGAATGAAACAACTCTTACTCCGCCCATCTAGTGCAGCGCGCTGGATAGCCTGCCCCGCATCAGCACGCCTATCACTGAAAGTACCCCGAGAGGAGTCAGGTGAGGCTGCCCAGATAGGCACTGCCATCCACTCGCTGTCGGAGACTTGCTGGCAGCTAGATCAGGACCCCATGGACTTTATCGGCAAGACAATTGAGGGGATCGTTATTACGCGAGAGAACGCTGAATTTGCGCTCGCGCACATTCGCGTGGTGGCTGGGTTGGAGGCCGAGCTAGGCACAGTAAAGGTGGAGCAGTACGGTATCGCATACGAGGACTCGCTGGTCAAGGTTGGCGGTACTGCGGACGTTGTTGCATACAACCTGGAGAAGTCTGTGCTTGTGATTGCTGACCTCAAAACAGGACGGCAGTGGGTGGACGCTGACAGCGATCAGATGCGTATCTATGCGCTTGGAATGATGCACAAACTGGTCAAGGTTTTTGACAAGGTGGGCCTTACCATTGTGCAGCCCCAGACGGGCGAGAACCGCCATCACGAGATGACGGGCGACGAGTTGCTACAGTGGAAAGCGGACGTTCTGATACCGGCAGTAACAGCGGCTAAAGATGAGAAGTCAGAACCCACACCATCCAAGGAAGCCTGTCAGTGGTGTCCCGCTAAGATGATCTGTCCAGCGCAGACAAAGGCGCTGGCTGCGGTCCCCGTAACTGCTGACATTGCAACCCTGACGCCGGACCAGGTAGCCGACTTGCTGGACAAAGCGGAACTGGTGGAGGACTTCATCACTGCGCTACGCAAGCAGGCCACCAAGACGCTGGAAGCTGGCGGTGTGCTGCGCGGTTGGCAGATGGCGCCTAAACGCCCCACTAGGCAGTGGACGAAGGACGCTGACGCCGTGCAGGTGCTGCTGTCTGCTGGCGTACCCGAGACGCAGATTTACGAGACATCAATGATTACGCCTGCTGCCGCAGACAAACTGTTAGGCAAGGACAGGAAACAAGTTTTGGATGCCGTGACAAAGAAAGTTTCTTCTGGACTCACGTTGTCTAAATCCCGTGGGCTTGGCGAAAGCACAGCCCTACTTCAACTCTGAAAACTGAAAGCTAAACGCAAATGCTAAATCTATCTTCTGGTAGCGGCTCTGGTAACTACATCCGCTTTTCGCCCCAAGCAAACGCTTGGACAAACAACAACAACGAGGAAATTGAACTTAAAAAAGTAGTGTTCGACATCGACAACATCAAGACAGGCTGGCTTTTGCTGGGTGTCGGTGTACGCGATTGGGTGCAGGACGAATCTGTCGGCAAGAAAGGGCCGCAGCCCAGCCCCGAGCACAAACGTGGATTCCAGGTTGTGCTGTACAACAAAGAGATCGGCGCTGCTGAGTGGTCATCTAACGGTGTGGGTCCGAACATGGGTCTGGAGCAGATGTACAAGGCCTGTTCAGCAGAGCGTGCAGCTAACCCTGGCAAGCTGCCGGTGCTTGAGTACGGGCACTCTAAGGCAGAGAAGATCGGCAAGGGTACGACTCGCATTCCTATCTTCGTATTGAAGGGTTGGGTTGCCCGGCCTGCGGGACTGGATGCGGTGGCAGAGGAATTCGAGGCAGAGCCAGCGCCACCTCCAGTAGTGGTGCAGCCGGTACGCAAGGCAACGCCCAAGCCAGTGGAAGTGGTTGAGGACGACGAGATTTTCTAAGCGTTAGACTAACGCGCCGGTGGGTTGATCTCCACCGGCTTTTTTTTCCCCTCAAAAAAGTACAACATGAACAACATTGAATTTGGCGATTGCAGGGCAACAATGCGGCGCTGGAAAGAGCAAGGAATCAAGGCGCAGACTTGCGTTACCAGCCCTCCGTACTACGGATTACGGGACTATGGACATGAAGGGCAGATTGGGCTGGAAGAAACACCGGAGGAATACATCAAGGCTATGGTCGAGGTGTTTCGATGCGTATGGGATGTGCTGGAAGACGATGGGACGCTGTGGCTAAACATTGGCGATAGCTACCACAACACAAACCCCGGCAGCGGTGGTAAGTGCGTGCTTCCTGGTGCTGGCAAAGCTATGACCGAAGGCCGCTATCACACTGGAAAGCGCAGCTTTAACGGGTCGGATGTAAAACCAAAAGACCTTATCGGCATTCCTTGGCTGCTGGCGTTTGCACTTCGCGCAGATGGCTGGTATCTACGTCAGGACATCATCTGGCACAAGCCAAACCCGATGCCTGAATCGGTGCAAGACCGATGCACTAAAGCGCATGAATACATTTTTCTGATGAGCAAATCGCAGAAGTATTACTACGATTCCGACGCGATTAAGGAGGCCAGCTCTGATCCAGAAGGAAGCGCCAATAGATACAAAACTCCTTTCTTTGCTGGCGAGAAGCATGAAAGCGGTGGGTATTCAATTACTGGCGCTACCCACACTAAAGGAATGAAAGAGTTTGATGGGAGCAGAAACAAGCGCAGCGTTTGGACAGTAAACGTAAAGCCTTACGCTGGCGCACACTTTGCCGTGTTCCCATCAGACTTGATTGAGCCTTGCATCCTTGCTGGCGCACCAGTAGGCGGCATTGTGCTTGACCCGTTTATGGGCAGCGGGACAACGGGACAGGTAGCACAAAACCTTGGTCGGCAATACATTGGCTGTGAATTGAACATTGACTACAAACCGCTGCAAGACAAGCGTCTGGCGCAGCAATCTTTAATATTGGAATAGTGATGCCAGACACAGAAACAATAGCTAAGGCGCTGGGCAACGCCAAGCAGGTTAACGGGCAGTGGGTGTGCTCATGCCCCGTACCTGGTCACGGCAGAGGGAACGGCGACAAGAACCCTAGTCTCTCCATAACTGAAAGTGATGGCAGGGTCCTGTTCCACTGTCACGGCGGCTGCGACCAGAGGGACGTGTTCGACGCTGTCAGGGCTAGGGACTTGCTGCCCACTACGCCAAAGCGGGAAGAAATCAGCTTTACCCAGCACCAGGACAAGGTACTGGAAAAGGAATGGGTGTACCGCGCAGAGGACGGCACTGAACTGTTTACCAAGCGCCGATATAAGACTAATGATGCCAAGGGTAAGACATACTCTATTCACCGCGTGGATGCCGCGGGGAAGCGGATAGCGGGGATAAAGGACACCAGAATTGTTCCCCTCAATTTGCCCGAGATTATTGAGGCAAAGCAATCAGGCCGAGCCATCTACCTAGTTGAAGGCGAGAAGGCAGCGGACGCGCTAACAAGTATTGGCGCCATTGCAACGACAAGTCACACTGGTGCAGGGTCATGGCCGACGGAGATTACGCAATACTTTGCAGGCGCCAATGTCGTGGTAATTCCTGACAATGACCAGCCAGGAATATCTTACGCTAAACGCGCAATTGCTCACCTATTACCCGTGGTTAAGTCAATTCGATACCTTGACCTTGGATTGATGATGGAGGGCGATGACGCTTACGAGTGGGTATATCACGCAAAAGGTACGCGCAAGGAACTGGCGGAGATGGCCAAGCAGGCGCCGGTTATCACTCAGCAAACGCCTGTAACGGATAGCGAACAATCAATAGAAACAACGCAAACAGAACAAGAAGCCTTTAACCCGACCCCGCAACTTCTCAACATCGAGGCTTGGGACACCATCAAGGACGAGCCTGTCAGGTGGATCATCAAGAACGTGCTGCCGGAGAAGGGTTTTGGTGCCCTGTACGGGCCGCCAGGTAGCTACAAGTCATTTATTGCGCTGGACATAGCCGAGGCGGTGGCCACAGGACGCCAGTGGATGGGTAACCAAGTTACGAACCCTGGCGCCGTTCTCTACATAGCGGGTGAAGGTCATGGCGGTATCGGGGCGCGTATCAAGGCTTGCAAGATCAACCACCAGACGCAGGACGGGGCCGAAATCTACGTCATACGCTACCAGCTCAACCTGAGATCAAGCGCAGACGACTTTAACCTGCTGATGCAGTCCATTGACAACTTAATAGAGCGCACGGGCATAGAGCTGCGCCTGGTCCAGATAGATACCCTAGCCAGAGCCTTCGGCGGCGGCAACGAGAACGACAGCCAGGACATGGGCGCATTCATCCATAACGCAGGCCGGCTGCAACGCAAACTCAACTGCGCCTTGATGGTTTTGCACCACTCAGGCAAGGACGCCACCAAAGGATTGCGCGGTCACAGCTCACTCTTAGGAGCAGTGGATACCCAACTAGAACTGCAAAAGTTGGAGCAAACAGACCACAAGGAAGGCGTCGCAGGCCAAGGAATTCTCACCATAAGTAAGCAAAAGGACGGTCAGGACAATTTAAAGTTTGGGTTTGAGATGGTCCAGATCAACATCAACCAGGACAAGGAAAGCGGACTTGGGCTGGACGAGAACGTATCGCTGGCGGTCAGGGAACAACAGGAAAACATCGACCAGCAGCACAAGAAACCCAAGGTTCCACCGCCAAGGACAGGGGCTGGTGGCGTCCAAAAGGTGGCAATTGACGCACTGCACAAGGCAATTGGAGAGCATGGAGAGATGCGTTTAATTGACGGAAAGCGCAATAAATCGATCCACGTGGAACAGTGGATGGAGGCTTTTTCAGCCGCCCAAACCGACAAAACAGGCATCAAAAGGCGCTTTACAAGGTGCGTGCAGAGCCTTCAGAACGCCAAAAGGGTGGAGGTTTTTGATCCGTTTGTTTGGGTGATTTGGAGCGATGGTGACCAAAATGATAGCGACTTTTAGGGCGTTTTATTGCTTACGTAATTGGCAATGGGACAAATGGGACAAATGGACGGGACAAATGGACGATTGAGAGGAAAAACGTCAAAATGGTACAAATGGACAAATGGGACAAATGGAGGACAAATGGAAGACAAATGGATGGACAAATGGACAAAATGGTCAATAAGCATCAATTTGGCGAGAATGGGACAAATGGGAGAGCGTATTCTTTATATACGCTCCCATTTGTCCCATTTCCAAATGCCCGAAAAGGCGGTGCCAAGTGGTGACTAAAAAACTTAAATCTTTGGCGATTACTCAGCCGACCATGCCAGCATATCCAGCGGATAAGTTTGAGGTGTTTAAAAACGCTGTCATGGTGGAGCTGGCAAACCGAAAGAATACCCATGATGCGAAGTGGGGTATTGATAGGCTGGTTTGGTTGGTGGATACCGAGCTGCGGGAAAAGGTGTGGCTGCAACTGGAGCGGGTTTGGCAGGCCCAAGAAGAACGCAACGATGAAAAGCTGGACAAGGCGGTCAGGGGTATGTGCAAGGCTTACGATGCGATGGAGGCTTGGGCTGGTGCCAACAACGTATCAGAACTGCCTAATCTGCGACAGATTGAGCACCAGCAGGCAGATGGTACTGTTTTCGTTATCGTGCCAGATGAGGCCTCTAAACGGCTTTACTGCCAGCAGTGGCCATGCTCCACGGACAGGGAAGTCTGGACGGCAGCAGAGATTGCGATAATCATGGCACGCCAGGCAGATGGCAAAATCAGCGAGATCAAGCGACAATGGCCTGACAGCAAACTGGTTAAGGTCGGTGGGCCTAGCGGGTTTGAGGATATGGAAAACGATCTGGATATGACGACACCAAGCAAACTGCCCAAGCTGTTCGACACTAAAGCGTTTGTGCGGTAAGTGGGGATAGGTAAGGTTATGCGCTTTTTGCATAGATTTTTAACGATTACGCACACGCATGAGGGTAATGATGAAGACTTTGGCTGAAAAGACGACAAAAAACGGTGCAATCATGGGCAGACCAGCGAAATGGCCACCGGAGCATCCAGTTTGGCTTGAGATCGTGGGCCAGGTGTCCAGCGGCAAGGCGCTATCGACGGTGCTGCGCCAGGACGATATGCCAACGTGGGTCAGCTTTCATGCAATGGTGGCGCAAGATGCCAAGATAGCCGCGGCCTACGAGAAGGCCGTACAAGACCGCGCAGACCGGCTGGCTGACGAGATACTGCAACTGTCGGACGAGCCTATGCCAGAGGGCTTAGAGGGCGCTATGGCTAGTGCCTGGGTGCAGCAGAAGCGTATGCAAGTGGATGCGCGTAAGTGGATCGCGTCCAAGCTGAAGCCGCGCACTTACGGTGACCGCATTGACATGACGGTGAGGGACGAGCGCATCAGCGTGATCGACGCGCTTGAGGCAGCCAAGGCACGGGTGCTGACGCTGGACAACGTAACCGATGTCACCCCGCGTCCTGTTGATAACCCTGTCTGATTCTGCTCTACTTTATACGACAGGCATTATGTTAAGTTGTTAGGCCTGTGCAATACCTGTGGATAACCCTACCCACCGGCCTTGTCCGCTGGCCCTGCCGCGCCCGACCCCCCCCGGGTAGGGCCGGCGGCAAATGGCCACGGAAACGGCACGTCCACGAACAATTTTTATTTTTTTTAAAACCTTAACCAAGAAACCACTATGCAACTGCCCATCTACCGAGGTGAAGAGGAACAGAAGCTGATGACCGAGTTATGGTCACCGGCTGTTGCGGATGACTTGGAAGCGTTTGTGATGTATGCTTTTCCTTGGGGCGTGAAGAACACGCCGTTGGCGCGGTTTACAGGCCCGAGGAAGTGGCAGCGGGAGGTGCTGCGGGATGTGACTGAGCACATTAAGGCGCAGCAGGGCAAGGTTAACTTTGACACTATTAGGGAAGCAGTATCCAGCGGACGAGGTATTGGCAAGTCAGCGCTTGTTAGTTGGCTGGTTCTTTGGATGCTGACCACCCGCATTGGCGGCTCGGTGGTGGTTAGCGCGAACAGCGAGAATCAGTTGAGGTCGGTGACCTGGGCCGAGTTGACTAAGTGGTCAGCGATGTTGATTAACTCGCACTGGTGGGAGATAAGCGCGACCAAGCTGGTGCCTGCCAAGTGGTTGACTGACATTGTTGAGAAGGACTTGAAGAAGGGCACCAGGTACTGGGCCTGCGAGGGCAAGCTGTGGTCGGAGGAGAATCCTGACAGTTACGCTGGTGTGCATAACCAAGACGGCATGATGCTGATCTTTGACGAGAGTAGCGGCATACCAGATGCGATCTGGGATGTGGGCGCAGGATTCTTTACCGAGAACACGCCGGACAGGTACTGGTTTGCGTTCTCCAATCCGCGGCGCAACAGCGGGTATTTTTTTGAGTGCTTTAACGCCAAGAGAGCGTTTTGGAAGTCGCGGGTAGTGGACGCTAGGACGGTGGAGGATACCGATAAGGCGGTGTACGAGCAAATTATTGCTGAGTATGGCGAGAACTCCAGCCAGGCCAAGATTGAGGTTTACGGAGAGTTTCCCTCGGCTGGGGAAGATCAGTTCATTGGGCCGACGTTGGTTGATGATGCCATGAAGAGGCCTAAGTACAAGGATATGACAGCTCCCATTATTGTGGGGGTTGACCCAGCTAGGGGCGGCGCCGATGCGACTGTGATTGTTGTGAGGCAGGGGCGCGACCTGGTGGCCATCAAGCGTTACCAGGGCGAAGATACTATGACCATAGTGGGCAGGGTAATTGAGGCCATTGAGGAATACAAGCCGACCTTGACGGTGATTGATGAGGGAGGGCTGGGGTACGGGATACTTGACCGGCTGACCGAGCAGCGGTATAAAGTTCGAGGGATTAACTTTGGGAATAAGGCCAAGCACCCGATTGCGTTTGGCAATAAACGCGCTGAAATGTGGAATGATATGAGGAACTGGTTAAAATCTGCTAGTATTCCTACTGACAGGCAGTTGAGGGCAGATTTAACTGGGCCGGCTAAGAAACCGGATTCTTCGGGTACTATTTTCCTAGAGGGGAAAAAAGAGATGAGAGCAAGAGGGTTAGCATCGCCGGACGCCGCTGACGCGCTGTGCGTGACGTTTGCTTTTCCTGTTGCTCACCGCGAGTATACTGAGCCGTCCCGCAGGATTAATTCGCAGGGCAGCAGTTCAAACACTTCATGGATGGGTTCATGAAAAAAGTATCTTTATCTGTTGGACGAGGCGAGAAGCTGCCCACATCTCAAGGCGCTGGTTTGACGGCCAAGGGGCGCGAGAAGTACAACGCGGCAACCGGCTCCAATCTTAAAGCGCCAGCCCCAAATCCCAAGACCAAGGCAGATCAGGGCCGCAAGGATTCATTTTGTGCAAGAATGGGCGCAGTAGCGGCCAACGCCAAAGATGGCGAACGCGCTAAAGCAGCCCTTAAACGATGGAAATGCTAAATTATGGCAACAAAACCTGGCCTCTACGCAAACATTCACGCCAAGCAAGCGCGTATTGCTGCTGGCAGCAAAGAGAAGATGAACAAGCCTGGCACAAAGGCAGCGCCTTCGGCCAAAGACTTTAAAGATTCGGCTAAAACGGCGAAGAAGAAATAATGCCTTTAGTTAAATCCAAAACACCCGAGGCTTTTCGTAAGAACGTGAAGGCCGAAGTTGCCGCCGGCAAGCCGGTCAAGCAAGCCGTAGCAATTGCTTACGCCGTTAAGCGCAGCGCCCCAGCCCCAAAAGGTAAGAAATAATGGCTGATTACACCGGCATGGTGGCGGTAGGAAATGTCGCTAACGGTGGCGGTAAGAAGGACGACGACTCCAACATACTAGCAACCGCCCGCAGCCGCTTGGACATGGCAATATCAGCGCTGTCTGAGTCCCGCGAAGATGAGATTGACGACCTGAAGTTCTACGCTGGAAGCCCTGACAATCACTGGCAGTGGCCTGCTGATGTGCTGGCGACTCGCGGCGCGGTGCAGGGGCAGACAATCAACGCCCGCCCGTGCCTTACGATTAACAAACTGCCGCAGCACGTTCGGCAAGTAACTAATGACCAACGACAAAACCGCCCAACAGGCAAAGTTATTCCAGCCGACGACAAGGCCGACATTGACGTTGCCGAAGTCTTCAACGGCATGGTCAGGCATATTGAATACATCTCGGACGCAGATGTCGCTTACGAC